TTGGCGATCTTCACGCCCGACGACTTCGACACCATTTCCCGTTCCTTTGTCAGCCAATCGGCATTTTTGTAGTTGTCGAACTCTTCGAGGATGCAAATCGACTCTTGGTTCTCAGCGAACACGTCTGGAGCACCGCTTCTGACCGCACAATCGGTGTCCAAAAACAGAGTTTCGTCGTACTGCCGCGAAAAATGTGCCGTGCGGAACTTCTCGAGTCCCCACCAGTCCTCAGTCTGATTGTCCAGCCCGATGAAGTCGGCACCAATGCTTTCCGCGTAGGCTCGCATGATCGGCCACGTCAACTTGGCAATCGCTATCATCTCGTAACCGACCGCCACTGAGACAACGCAACGACGACTCCGTGTCGCAGGTCGCTTGTGTCGCCATAGTGTGTAGGCTCGCTCCATCGAACAAGCAGGTCTTTCTAGCCGCTTGTTTACCGCATTGTGCATACCGATCGACGACTCGAAAAACTCCTGCTCGGACTCAAACGATATTGGATGCGACTTTTCGATTTCCAGAAAATGCTCGCTGCAGTTGCATTTGCCTTTAATCAGGTAATTTCGCCATTTACCGTACCATTCCCTATCTGCGTTCTCGTGCAAGTGAATCGCTCTCCAGAGCTGCCTGCCGCGTTCTTCCTTCCGTTGTTGTGCGTCCCTAGCTTTTACGTCTTTACCCTTGCGAAGATCGGATGTCTGCTGCTTTCTACCTGGGACTAGCCATTTCCGTGCGGTCGTAAGGACCGCTTTGGTGCATGGACACACGTAAGGTACGCGGCAGTCTTCCGACACAGGAAGCGAGCACTCTGGACAAAAGTGACTCATGCGCACACCTCCACATAAAAACTGCAACTACCTCTCGCGTTTGGATTCATTAGGTCGAACGGTATGCTAGAACACAAGCAGGTGAGATCTGTAGCTGACACGAAAAACGGTCCGAATGTAACACAGAGCGTGTCGCAATCTTGCACTACAGTGTCGTTTCCGTCGTGAGAGTTAATGCAGCCGATTTGCATATCAATCGCGAGTTGATTGCCTTCGCCTTCGTAGTAGCTTACGCTGCACGAGACCGCAATATCGAACGTTTCGTCTTCACCGCAGCATGAGGCACTACCCTCCCATACAGCAGACACTCGGTTCCAAGTAATCTCAAATTCGCACGGATCAAGCTGATCAAGTCGATCGCAGTCTTCTGGGTCTGGATATATTCGCACGTTTAGTGTTTCCGGCCACTCCTTGTTTTCGCACGTACACAGGCATGAGGCGCACAACCCGTTGCTCGTGTTATTGGTGTCTTTTCGTTCAAACGTGAAATCGTCGATGAGCATACCGACAGCACTCAAAGAAAATCCAGAATAGTACCCATCCGTAAATGATCCAGCGTGAGACGCCGCAACTTGCGACAAAACAGCATTTGTGACGCCAGCGCAGATGATATTTTCGTCGATCATTGCCGTAAACATCCTGGTAGTTCCAGTAAGTCCTACGATGTCATCCTCTTTGATGACCGTTTCCGATCCTCCAGAGCCTATCCCTATCCTTACTACGGAATCGTTTATCCCGTTTCTTTCAAATTCCGCGTAATAGTAGTTTACGGGATTGCAAACCGTTGGCGTCCCGGTAGCTGTGCGCTCGACATTGAGCAGTATTCGGTACTTTTCTCCACTGTCGGCGTTTTCGTCCACAGTAATAAAATGGACATACATCCTACTTTCAGGAACCGGATGCCTGACATTTAAGATTGCCTCTGTATCTGGAACTAGGCACCTTGCTCTTTGTGCGTCGATTTCATAATCACCCTCTACTTCGCACCAGCGACCACGCAGCGGCGTTCCATCTTCGCGATCAAACTCGTCCTTGTAAATAACGCAAGTGCAGCAGCATTTCTTCCATGCCATGACTATCCCTCACACTCGCAGTCGTCTTCGCCCTCAGCTTCGCACTCGCAAGCCTCAATTTCGTCCGGATCACACTTGGCGTTTAGGATGTAGTATTTACCTTCCTGGAACATCACGTAGCCCTTTGTGCCAGACAGCATCCCATCAAACACTCGGTTCGGATCGTAGATCGTTGCCGTGTGCGGCCAGTAGCCAGACATTTGCCTTACACAAGCCTCACACGAGTCTGAGTCAATCAGATCCTCGGTCGACTGAAACCGAAACATCTTTGATTCAGTGTGAACTAGCATCCAGTTGACCACCTTGCCATTGTGATCGTACATCACCGCTATCGTATCATCGAGGCACTTCGGATGCCCACCATAGGGAGATCCACTGACTTCCCCCGGGTTCTGACCTACTCGCCATTTGACTTCGATTGGCGACGGAGGGACGTAATGCACATCGATGTCTGCAATGCCTTGCGTCGGGAGAAACGCGGGAAACACGTCTCCGATACGATACCGCTTGGCTCCACCCTCGGTGACTCGACAGCCAAAAGGCTTGGCTACCGATATCCCAGGCTTGTCTGCATTGTTTTCCGCGTAGTCAACAAACTTGAGCATTCTCGGATCAAATCCACGGCAAACCACATAGTTTTCGTAAACATCCTCGCAAGCGACCTGCATCATCGCACAATACGGCCACTCGCCATGCAACTGCAAGTCGTCGTGATCGCCACGTATCGGGTTGTACGGTGGCGGTATCTGGAAATTCGGCGTTGGTCGTCGTCTCTTTCGAAACATCTTAGTTCGGCGTTAGCCAGCCTCCACCACTGTCACCAAGACCAGCAATCATCTTCGCCATATCGTTCCATTCAGGACCGATGTCTTGTCGACGTTCGACGAATGCGTAGACAGCCATGAGCAGTTTGTTGCGTTCGTCCAACTGGTACGTCATTAGACGCATGTTCTCAGCCGCAACACTCTTCCAGCCTTCGAGACGCTGAACCTTGACGTTGACCATCTCTGCGATCGCTCGATGCTTGTGTTCGGCAAGCGTATTGGCGTTTTGCATCAAAAGGACAGCATATCGCTCCTTGCCGGACATCAACGCAGTCAGAGCTGCTTGCAACTGTGTCAGAAGCGTTTGCCGCTCGTTCATTTCGGTCTTGGTAACGTCCTGCGACGCTGCCAAACGACGCTGTGTCGCTTCCAAAAACTGAACCTCGATCTGTTGCAATCGTTCATAACGGCGATTGGTTTCCTCGGTGTTCCACTTCGCAAACACATCCCGAAGCTGATAAACCCGATCCAACGACTCAATTGTGCGCTGACGGACTTCCTGCAACTTGGCGTACAGGTTGGAACTAACCTCGATGCCGTACTTCGAGTTTGCGTCCTTAGCCGCAAAAATCGCCTGTCGACCCGCCAATATCCTGTTTGTAGCATCACTACGCAAACCGTAGACGCTGCTTACAAGCGAGGCTTGGTATCGAAGCACTTCTTGACGAACAGCGTGAACTCGATCGAAACCGTCCAGCCGGCGTGATCTAACAGCCACCTGTTGCTCATAAAGCCTGTGCTGGTTGTCCAACTTTTCTCGATTCAGACGGTCGTTAAGAGCCTGGATCTGCTCGTCTTTGTCCCTGGTGTTGCGAGCTGTGATATCGACAATAACGCCTGCTGTCGAAAGACCCCTGCTGACAAGCGACTGGATTTGTGCCGAAAGACTCGAAGCAAACTGCTCGTTGATCCTCGCCAGTTCTGTCGCGCCGAGATTGTCAAGGAAGTTCCTGGCGATCGGAGCGTGCGTGTCATAATCGGTTTGCAGTAACGCGAGTATTGCGTTGTAGTCTCCAGCGTACTGAGAAAGTAAACTTCCGGACTGGTTGCTAAACCCTTCCATATCGCTAGCAATCTGTTGGTAATCCGACTCAAGCGAGGTGATTATCACATCGACTTGATTGGCGTAAACGTCGACGTTTGCATCAACAAGGCCAAGTTGCGACTCGATGTCGCTTGCGTGCGCCAAATAGTTAGATTGCAGAATAGTAAACTGCTGGTTGTAGTCGGCAACGTGACTATCCAGTAGCGTGCCTAGCGAAGCGATCTTTGCAAGCACATCGCCAAGGTAGGCGGCAAAGTTTTGATCCATCTCAGCCAATTTGCTTGCGTAATTGTTGACGAACGTGTTTAGGCTCGTCTCCTGTTCGGTAAATAGCGTTGCGATCTGGTTGGCATTGTTATTTGCGTTAGTTTCTAGGTCGCCAAGTCTGTCCAGCATTTCCTCAAGCGCATCCTTGGCTTCGTTCGCGTCAACGACGACTTGCGACTGATTGTCGTTGATCATTGCCTCGATCGCATCCATATACTCATCGAGATCGGACAGAAAAACTCCTGACTGAGCGTTTTGTTCGGCAATTTGAGCATCGAACTGCGTGTGCGAACTGTCGACCATCAACGCCATGTTTGCAAGTATTTCTTTATACCTGATTTGGTTTTGATCTCTGGCATTGTTCGCTTCAATCGTGTAGGAGTTGCACAGACTTAGAAGCACACCAGCCGGAATCAAACCATCTTTTCTGACGGAAAAATAATTCGTTGGAGGTACTGTGGTGTTATCCTGCCGTATGTTGGTGATCTCGAACCCTTGAGCGACAAGCCAACCCATCACGTTTTCTGGAATATCAGAAAGCGTTTGTGTCGCAAACCATTGCGCAACCGATACGAACGGATTGGCGACTCTTGGAAGTTGGTAAAAATTCTGATTCGGATTGATTTCCGGTACCGACAGAACGTCATTTTGATTTGTATTAGACACTGCTTGTCTCCTTACGCATTCGCCGCACGAGCAGGCATATCAAACACAGTCCACGTGTCAGCAGCCGAGCAATAACATGTCACGCCTTTGCTCGCTGGAATCACCGAGGCAGCGTTAGCCGCCTGCCCATTGAGAGTTCCGTTAGTTGCAGGGTACAGCTTAGCAGCCGTAGCGCTGGTGTTAATTACCTCGATGATGTCGCCGCTGGCTCCTGTTGGTAGCTTCACACCCTTTGCCGCACTGTCCGAGGTGATGTAGACCACATTGGTAGCCGCAAGAGCCGCAGCGTCCGTGTAAAGGCTTCCTGTCGCAGCAGTAGCAGTTGACGTTGAACTTGCGTAAGTCGCCCAAGACCCATCGCCACGCAAGAACTGCCTATTGTTATTGCTGAGTTTTGGTAGTAAACCATGAGCAGACGTTGTGGCATTCAAATCGGTGTTGTCATCACAAGCCGTGAAGTCGTCGAGTTTAATCGCCTTTGCATCAAGCAAAAATCGCGTATCCCACAAGTCGCCTACCGTCAGTTTGAACGGTGCTCCGCCGGTCAGCAAATACAGAACGTCCGCATCCACAGCCGACACAGCACCGGTAAGTCCTGTGACATATACGGCAAACTCAGTCCAAAAGTGAGATCGTAGATTAGCAAGTGTCACCTTAGTGTTTGAAGCACCTTCATCGACCAAAAACAAGTCCCCATCAGAGAGCGAGGCTGCCGACAAACTCGCTACGTCAATACTGCTTGTCACCACGCCAGCCACGTATGTAGCCAAGACCCCAATATCCACCGTGTAACTTGTGGTCGATCTTCGCATCCAAAACTTGTCCCCCGCGAGCACCGGAGACGCAGCCGACTTGTCCCACATCTCCGTTTCCATGTACGCAGCGATGTTTGCGCCTGTGATCTTCTTGGGTGTCGCACCCTCGATGACATAGAACAGGTCGGCATCTTCAAGCGCAGTCAGTGCCGTAAGCCCAGAAACGTAGGTTTGATAATCTGCAAACACCTTTGTCTCAAGTTCGGCAAGAGTCGCCTTCCTGGCTGTGGATCCGTCCCCAACCAGGAAAAGCGACCCCGATGCCAAAGTTGCACTCGATAGTCCCGTCAAATCCAAAACGCTAGCTTGCACCCCAACTAACACAAACGTCTTGAGTTGATCCACCGTCACGCTGTAGGTGACTCCACCCCTACCGATCGTGATCTTGTCGCCGCTAACTACTGGGTTGCCGCTTGCCGCATTCCAACCGGATGCCAGGACATAGGTGGACAGCAGATCAATATCCAGCTTGTTTTGAACGCCCGACCGAAATATCAGGAAACTGTCGCCGGTGGCTCCTGCAACCGCACTGGTCGCACTATTCTGCGTTCCGACCACATACGAGGCAATGTTGGCACCTGTCGCCGTCCGACCCGTTCCGCTTCGCTCAAGCAGGAACACGTCCGTCGCATTTGCCGCCGCACCAAGAGCCGAGTAATTGTCCCATGCCGCCGACACAATGTCGTTGCCAACTTCGGCTTGCACGTAAGCTGCTATGGTTTGTGCTGTAACCTTGCTTGCTACGCCACTGTCGCTGACATAGAACGTGTCGCCGTCAGCAAGCGTCACAACAGCCGAAAGCGATGCGACATACGCCAAGAACTGCGAATGAACCCTTGCCGCGATCGCTGAGAACGTGGTCTTCTTTGCTGTGGTCGTCTGAGATACCACGTACTGATCTGAGTCGGCAAGTGTCGCTGCAGACAGATTGGCGATCTGAGATCCTAGCGCGACTGCCGATGAATCCAAAAACGTTTTGACGTTATCAATGTCGATCTGTTTGAGAACTCCTCCGTCATTGAACACCAGCTTGTCGCCCGATACGATTGTTGCGCTTGTGCCGATAGCTTCAAATTTGTCGACAATCCAATTAAAGAAATTGTCAGCCGTGATGATCTTCTCAACGTCTGATTGAAACACGTTGAGTTCATCGGCATCAGCAACCGTGGTGATCACCGGAGCCTGATGGAGTTGATCGATGACAAACGCCGCAAGCACAGATGCAGTCACCTGCTTTGAGGTAGTCGAGTCAAGTAACGGAAACTTCTCAGCACCGCCAAGCGTGTCTGCTGCGAGTCCAGTAATCCATTGTGAAAACGTTACGTCAGGCACAACCTACCTCCATTGCCCAGAAGGCTCTACTACTGCACTCGCACCCTCCCAAGCCCAACTTCCACTCGAAGCTGAAATCAGGAGAATCATGTATTTTCCTCTTGCACGAGGATAGCATCGGTGGTTCACACCCGCCGTCCAAGTGCCGCTACTGTGAATGTTCGTTGGCGTATTTCCAGCGATCAAAGCCTCGATCGCCGCTTTCGCGTTGACGCTCACTTGCTCTGCCGTATCTGCCACCAACACTCTCCATGTCACGGTTACGCTGCCAGATGCAGTAATTCCGTGCAACTGGATCAACCTGCCGTAACTATTGCCGTTCCCAAGCTGAACAGGCCCAAGAGCGATATGCGAGCTTGAGTTGCCGACCTTAAACGGCCAGAACCCCATTCGCTCCGTATCGAACATCCAAGACACTGCCGCCGATGGAATGTGAATGTAGACAGCTCTGGTTTCGTGGTCGTACTCAAGCACTGTGCTCGCATCTGCCACCCCCGTAAGCTGCTCTGGAATCACATCCTCGGAAATCGCCTGTAACCCGCCTCCCGATGCTGACACAGTGTAAAGACCGTGCGACGAAAGGAAGTAGTATCGATCGAGATGATCACGACACCAAGCCTTCGCTCCGACCATTCCCACTTCACGAGTAATGTTCTGAAGCGACCCTTCGGCAGTCGGATCGCCTTGCAAAACCCATAGTGAACCACTTGTCGCCGCAAGCAAATATGCGTCCTTGTGGGGTATTAGCGACACGATGTCGCCACCGATCTCACCCGCCTCAGACAGTTGCATCACAAACGGTCGTCCCATATCGCTTACATCGGCACTGAGCGACCAATCGGTATAAACGCCTTGTCTGCTTGCAAAAATCAACTTGCCAGACGGTCGAATAAATCGATCTCGGTAGACGCATTGTGCCGCATGATCACCTGGAGCATTTGTACCAGGATCGACATAAACGACACCGCCGCTATGCGTAGCCGCCACGCCTGAGCCGACGATAATTCGATTACCGCTGTCATCCGTGATTGAACTGCCTCCGCTGACAAGCAAGTTGTTTTGCGTTGCGGGAACAACCGCCGCCGCAGTTGGAGTCCAAGATCCACCTCGCAGCCGACCCTGAAAATCTTCCGTCCTGACATTCAGCGACCAAGGACAAAAATACCGATCCCGCCTGCCCACTTCTTGTCGAAATGAGAAGCGTCGATTTACGCCTGATGGGAACCGTATCTCTTTGATCGCCATGTAATTGATTACGCAGCGGCTTCAAGACCTGCCGTTGTGCCGTTGCTAGCAATGGTAAACGCCTTCCACGAAGTCGCAGACTCGCAAATGCAAATGACCATTTGATTGGCAGCCACAGCCGATTCAGCACTTGCACCAGAACCGCCATTGATCGCGACGGTTGCAGGCGCGTTAGTTCGCAATTCGCCGCCTGTGGCAGCACCCGCGATAATAACAATCTTGCCTGGATCCGGAGTTGGCAGAACCAAGATGTTGTCTGCACTCCCCCACGTTGGAATGACGATTTGGATAAATCGTTCATTGGGGATCTGCACTCCCGTTGCCGTAGCAGTAAGCCTCACCGCCCCAGGACCGTTGTCCGTGAACGCCCGAAGCAAATCATTCAAAATGTTGTGACCAGCCGACATAATTACTCTCCTTTGAGTATCAATCTTTTAACGTAACACCAACAACGCCAGCAGCGTTGCCAACAATCTTTACGAACCTCGCACCAGTTAAGGCTGAGGGGAATTGATAGTTGTAATCCGCAGCAACCGCCGATATGACGTTGTTGTTGCTACTATCTCTGACAATCGTGTACGTTCCGTCCTCGGTCAAGCTAGAATACCACGTCAAAGTAGTTAGCGGAGACCCGGTTGGAATATGCACTCGGCCCGTCTCGAACGCCTCGAAATCGATTGCCGCACTATTTGCCACAGCCGTGCCAACTGCCACCGATGAAATCGAAACGCTATATCGTTGTGTTGTCATTGCACCTGTCCTCCGATGGTCAATCTGCCAATGCGCTGCTCTCTGGTCCGGTAATCATAATCGAAAACATTGTACTTTCCAAATTCTCCTCGTGGAGCATCTGGTCCCAAACTTGTCGGGGTAGACCTGTCCATGTCCTTGGCGATCGCCAGAACGATCATTTCCTGGTATCGCTTCTCGTGGACATGCTCCCTTTCCTCGTAATTGTGCTCAGCCGCAGCCAGACACGCCTCCAAAATCGCCTGACTGAGCATTTCCGCACCAATTGGATACGGATTCGCATCGTCAATGTCCACTGGACGCAGGATCATCGGCACGCGAAGCGTGTAAACAGCGTCCGGTGCAGGGTAAAAAGCGAGCGATTTCCGACTTCCAACCGCTGGATCGAACCGATCAGTCCTCACTGAATAGAAGCATGGTCGGCTAAATTCGGGGTTTTCTGCCTCGAGTTTCCGGATAGCGGCATCGTGTCGCTGGACTGCCGCTGGATACCACTGATCATCGCCTGGGTAGTATGCCAAGTCGCTGTCGTTTGCGATCGAATCGAACGCCGCGTCCATCGGGATGACGGGTCTTGACAGACTGTAAGTTGACGCGCTGGCGACGTTGACTGTCAATGTATCGAGGGTAATCTGCGTGTTGCTGTCCCTGCTCGCCACCGAATAATACTTTTTGTTTACCAAGAAAATTCCACTTGCTGCCCAAGACGGGAACGTTCCTCCAGTGAGCGACACAATGCCGTTTGCGACCGTCACGGTGCCTGTGATGTAGGGCGCAGTAGTGGTAACATCGACCACCGGCTTGAAAAACGACCATTCGTGAGCTGCGTACACTCGTCGCAATCCGTCGCTAATGCAATATCCGATTCTAGTCAACTGATCCTGCGTAAACGCCGTTCCGACTTCCGCACCAAACAAGTAGTGTCCGACTCGCTCTTTGAGCGTTGCGTAACTGACTGGTCCACTGGTGGCACTTGTGACTGCCGCAAAGTCCACCTCGAAGTGGTATGTCGCACCCTGATAGACAAACTCAACGTAAGCCGTGTACGCCACTCCTGGAATATCGGCAAACTCATACTGGTAGGTTCCGGTCGAAACCAGCGTCATTACCGTATTATCAGCAACCACAACTGCATCGGTGTCATTACGCTTGACCCCATACGTCCCCGTTGGATCGGACAATCGAGCCGAAGTCACGTTGGTCAATACGCCATCAACCTTGAATGTTTTTCTGACAATTCTAGCCATTTCTAAGCCACCGTTATGCTTCTGTCTTCAACTGTTATGTTTGTCGTACCGCCCCCACCTCCAGCCGCCATAGAAACGGCAATCGTATCAAATCGAAATTGTCCAGCACCGTCGCTTTCGATCATAGAATCGAGTCTTGTTAGTACTTGCAAATTGCCGACCGCTGTGGCGACTTCGCTTGAGGCGTCGAACACCCGCGCCGAGACTGCCCCGTTAACAAACGCATCCTCTGGAATCGAATCAGGCTGAGCGTCGTGAATTACCGCCGCTGCGTGATGCGATGCCGTTACTTGCACGGTATTGTTCGCGTCAAGCGACCTGACAACCCTTGCTCCGAACGTGTTGGCCGTTATGTGATCCGCAAGCGAAGCACCCCAAACGTACGTCTCGATTGCATCGCCCGCACCATTGGCCGTCAATGCGTTTGCGCCTAGTTCGTCGACCGTTGAGACTGTCAATATCGCACCTGTTACACTGATCCCCAACGCTCCGAAGTTGCTTGGGAAAGTGGTAATCAAATCTGTCTTTGCCTTGATCGCTGCCACTTCGGTATCAACGTAATCGTCAAGCGTATCGAGGCTCGTTTGGCTTGCCCTGCTTGATACCGTCGCATCAATTCGACTGAGCCCGAATGACGTAGCGTCTTGATAATCAACCGCATCAAGTTCGATTTCAATAAGCACCGCAAGCATGTTCGTAACGCCGCGAACCCGAAGCAAAACAAACCGAGCACCAGCAGCGAAAGCCGCGTCGGGAAAGTCTACCTCGTACGCACCCGAAAGCGATCCATCCGCGACTATGCCACCGCTAACGTAAGTGCCAAGCGTCTTAGATACCGCTGTTACGCTTGTCCAGGACGATTGCCCTGCCCTGCGATATTCAAGCACAAGACCGCTCGAACTGTGAGTCACTCCGCTTAGCCCGCCGCCTGTTGTGCTCGATGTATCGGCGATAAATACTCCCAATGAAACCGAGGTTAGCCCGCCTTTAATTTTTCGCTTCACGCTGAGTAACCTCCGTTCATCGCTCTTGGCAAAATCAATCCGCCGCCACCGCTAGACGCTACCTGAAACACGCCTACATCAAGATTCCCGGAGTTGCTGCCAATGATCGATCCAGGGAACCCAGCAGACCTAAGCGAAGCACCGCCGCCGGAGGTGTCGTTAATGGTAAAATCCAAATTCGTTGAGTCCGTGTAAGGATTGGCAGTCAAATCAATCTTTCCGATCTCTGCGGTCTGCGTGTACCTGTTCGCCCCTGATGTGTTATTCCAGTTGGCGTTGTTGATCATCGTGGTCGAAGAGTTTGTACCGCCCAACGAGTAGCCGTGCAGAGTGTTCGAAGTGCAAAGGCAATTAGCTACCAAACCAATATCGTAATTGCTGTCGATTCCGTAATTTGTGTTCCCGTGAGCAATGCAATTGACGAATGAAAAACCAATCATGTTTATTGCTCGAAACCCTGAATTTCCATTATTTATTGCCAGACAAAAAGCTGCGTTTTTAACACCATCGAAACCAAAACTAGAGCATGATCGAGCGATACACGCAAACGCCAAATAGAAATTGAGAAATCCAGTCCCGCAACTGATAGCAGCACAATTTGATATGCATGTCTGGCTGGAACTACCGCTGAACCCCGTTGTGCAATTGCGTGCAGTGACTCGTCGAATATTCTGAGTGTAATTTGCCGTTGCATTAACACCCGTTACTGTGCTATTCGAGTTTCCATCGAATTCCACGTTAATAAGCTGTGCCGACCTTCCGCTAAAGGTTGCGTTAATCGTGCACATAGTAAACGAGGTTAGCGTACCAGCACTTATCACCGGAGCCGTTCCAAGATCACCAATTGTTGAGTTATATCCTTCAACTCTAACACCAACAGGAATCGTAAACCGCCCGCCGTTTGCATTGTTAGTCGTGCTTGTCA